AACCAGACAAATACCGCACCCTCTCCTATATAACCAGCGAATTCTATTTCCAATACATTCTGATTCAAGAAAGTGACCTTATTCGCATAATCTATTTGACCCCCTTGGCAAGCCCATTTCTGAGCCCTTTTTGATGCTGTTTTACCCGTCCTCTGATACTCTATGAGTTCGTCTTTTAGGGCCAATGCGTCATTATGACGCTGGGTTACCAATTCAACGCCTAAAACTCGCGAAATATCTGGTTGTGCGGCCATAAACATACATAATTTCCCCCGACCCGAACCTACATCTATAAATGTATCTATATGACTATTCGCCTTTTTCACATAGGAATATAATCGCTGGATACCTTCGTATTCCATCTCACCATACGTGATTTTATGTTTTTCATATAGGTGATAATCATCCCGCTTTTGGTCGAATACACATGCGGGATATAGGGTTTTTAGATGGTCGACATAACGCTTTTTTGTCAAACGATTCCTATTTGACCTTTGATGCCTTGTTCTTTGTTTTGTCATATAGAATTATATGATAAAATATGGTTTATATGTACACAGTTTTATATGTACACAGTTTTATATGTACACAGTTTTATATGTACACAGGTAAATCATCTATATTGATCATAATAGATTCCCCCTTCTTATCCTTCTCCCTATTATATTGAAATTGGCTAAAAAAAGGGAAAGCTAGTTGGGCCTCCGGCGTATTCGCATGGACGGTTCTCGCAATCATTTTATATAATTTAAAATCGGGATAACGATCCTCGCCGCTCTTCTTATAGAGAATATTCTTCCCTCTATCATCCGTACACCACCGCAAAATGGTGCGCTGGAATTCGTCGATATGTTTCAAATCCGTATCCTCATTCAAAATGAAATCATAGATAGAACAACCCAGGCGGCATAAATCGAAACTGGGATTGGGGTCTATCCGTTTTTTCTTCTCGTCGAAAAATGGTTCGCAATTATATTGGGTATGTGCATCGCCCCCTACGCCGAAACTATCGCTCCCATATACTTTCCCCCCGAAAGTATAAATGGCGCGGCCGAAATCGATGATTTTGAAAATACGACCATAGGTAGGAACCCTATATGACACTCCGCGGAAGACATAATCAATATATTTGGCCGATGTTTTCGAGAACATGATATTATTCGTATGGAGGTCGTTATGAGTGAATCCGAAACATTTCTGATATGTGACCAATATCATGATTACCTGAAATAGGATAGCGGCATATTCCTTTTCTACGAGTTCTCCCTCTAATAAAAGAGAATCAAAGGTATTATCGCATTTCTCTAGACAGATCATTTGAACTGGGAAATTATTGATATAGGCATATACAACGGGTTCTTCGCTAGAACTTTCATTACTTTCATTACTATCATTATCTGATTCAACTTCCCCTATACTAGACCATTCCTCGTCTTCGCTACCGCATTCGGTATTCTCGTCTTTCTCTTCATCACTACCGCATTCATCCTCATCGCTGCTATCATTTAAAGAACTATCGGAAGAAACCGAAGACGAAGAACTAGACGAATCCTCTTTTTCATATATTTCCTCGATTAATTCGCCACTATCGACGACTTCTTTCATCTCTACCGCTTCTGCGGTCATTTCTGCCGCCATTTCCTTTTCCTCCTCAATATCCAATGAATCTAATTCTATAGGACAATCTGCGTCGTCGTCTATTTGGATTTTATTTTTATTCCCCCGAGAACCAAAATTCGAAAAGGGGTTTATATGGTTCTCAACGTCAAATAGGATCCCCCGATTCTTTTTGAAAAAAGAGGACTCCTCCAAATAATCAATATCATCTACCACATCTATCCTATATTTCGCCTGAATACCCAGAAAAGCCCCGTAGTAATCCATACCATGTACGAATCCATGAGTATGTAATAATTGCGAGGTCAAATAGTAGAAGAAATTGTCTATATATGACGCGTTATAAATCGACCCGATTTTAGGGATACAAGTACCTTCTTCCATTTTATATTGGGGGAGAACAGTGGTTTTACCTTCGAATGTAGCGTATTTCCCGATCATATAGTGGATAGGGTCCAATAGGGGCGCAAATTTGGTGAAAATGGGTACTTTGGTACAATCGCCGGTAATACGGTTTTTCACCGTATCCAAATCTACTATATGATAAAGGTGGTTCAAGGCAATGGTTCTCGTATTTGACGGATTCAATTCGAAAAATTCGTCATATATAGGATAATAGTTTTGTAGATCTCGAATATTATATGGGGCATACCCCTCCGTCTCGATCGTATCTTCTAAATAGCCGAAATCCGGCGTTTTCGTTTTGAAATAATCTATTTTGAATTTAATAGTTTCCATTTTACTACAACAATTCGACATATAGATTTAGATATATTATTCGATGGAACAATATTTTATAAGTTAGAACGTAGATACGTTTATTGGTATTCTTTTATTTATCCCATAAATATAACCTTCTATATGACACTAGAATTAAAAAAATTCGATATGAAAACCATCACGTTTAAACCCGATGAAAATAAGGGGCCCGTTATTGTCATGATTGGGCGTCGTGATACGGGTAAGACCTATTTGGTCCGGGACCTCCTATGGCACCACCAAGATATTCCTATAGGTACCGTCATTTCCGGAACAGAAGCCGGTAATGGGTTTTATGCCAAACATGTACCGAAATTATTTATACATCATGAATATAATAAGGTTCTCATCGAAAATGTTTTACGTCGGCAGAAAGTGGCCCTGAAACAGATGCAGAAAGAGACCGAAATGTATCGGAAGACGACGATTGATCCACGTACATTCGTCATCTTGGATGATTGTCTATATGACCAGTCGTGGACGAAATGTGCACTCATGCGTACGCTTTTTATGAACGGGCGACATTGGAAAGTCATGCTCGTAATAACGATGCAATACCCTTTGGGTATCCCTCCTTCGATGCGTACAAATATCGACTATGTTTTCATATTGCGAGAACCCTATTTGACCAATCGTAAGCGTATATGGGAGAACTATGCCTCTATGTTTCCTACTTTGGAGAGTTTCTGTTCTGTGATGGACCAGACGACGGAGAACTACGAGTGTTTAGTGATTAATAATAATGCGAAATCGAATAAGCTGAATGACCAGATTTTCTGGTATAAGGCCCAGGATCGCCCGGATTTTAGGTTGGGTTCCAACGAATTCTGGGAGATTTCGAAATCGATGACGGACGATGACGAAGAGGATCAATATGACCCGAATAAGGGGAAGAAGAAGGCGAATCCGGTTATGGTGAAGAAAACTAAATGGTAGGGAAACCAAGGTTTCCCCTACTATCGTCCCTTATCCCATCCTTCCCGTTTAGAATTGCTGTTTAGAATTGCTGTTTAGAATTGCTGTTTAGAATTGCTGTTTAGAATTGCTGTTTAGAATTGCTGTTTAGAATTGCTGTTTAGAATTGCTGTTTAGAATTGCTGTTTAGAATTGCTGTTTACTACCAGCCAGCATTGTGTCATATAAAATTGATGTAAAAAAGAAATAATTCTATATGACTATTATAGAATGAGTAATCTAAAAGTAATACCATCCGCAGACGGTGAATGCGATTATGAAGCATATCATACTATATTTTCGTGGCTCACTTCTACTATAGAAATATACGAGAAATTAGCAGAAGGATGTGGTTCGAAATTTATTCGAATACAAAAAAAAGAAGAATCAAAAATGAAAAAAGATCCCAAATATAACCCAAATACTATCTTCTGTCTAGAATCTTCCGAAACCCATTATTATTATAAAGGAAGAAATGGTCAAATATATGACCCATATGATTATTTCCAATTATATCAGACACACGGTAATTGTTTCGCATTTGCCCTCTATCTAGCAGAACGCCAGAATCATCCCGGGATAACACCGCCGATCCTAATAAATGCGACTATAGTAACCGAATTGAAAGGGAAAGGCGCCAAATCATATACAGGAATTATCGATACACAAAAACAACTGGCCTATCAAATATATGTATATAACGATTATGCAGTCATCCAATGGTTATTACCAAGACTATCAAAAGAAATCCTCGGAATTTATAAAG